CCAGCTAGTTTTGTTTCTTCTTCGAATGAGCGATCTGAAGATTCAGTTTCGTAAATCTCTTTATGCTCTTCTCCGTAACGCTCATACTCTAAACCGAATAATGCGTTAAGTCCTGGTAATAGCTCCTTAAGGAGTTGGGCTCTTGAAATTGCCATATCATATTCTCCTTAATTAAATGCCAACACCGCTGGTGTAAGCGTGAGCTACTGGGTTAAATTTTACAAGTAAATCTGTAAATGCGTCACCAACAGTTGATGTTGGGCTATCTACAAATCCAACAATTTTAAATGCATCTTGATTTGTTGTTACTGTTGCATCTAATGCAGATGTTGAATTACCTGTAGTTGTACTACCAGTAGTGTCTGATTGTGCCGCTGCAAAGAAAGTACAAGCGCCTAAACCTGCTTGGGCTACTGTAGCATCTGCTTGAGCTTGGAATATAACCGCTGGGTCATCAATAACATACGCTTGGATATCCGTTGCTACTGTGCCTGTTGGAAAATATTGTCTAAATACCACTGTGCCTAGATTCGGGTCTGTGTACGTAACACCTACAAATACGCCAACTGTACCAGCTAAGAACGCTGTTCCGCCTGCTGCTCCAGTTGTTCGTGCTTGTTGTATTGTACCTGCTGTCACCACTTCAACTACGTCACCGTAGAATATGTTTTGAGCAAGACCAGAGGCAATCGGGTACATTCTAGTCGAACCCGCATATGGGGTACCTCCTAGATGATTTACGGCCCTAAGGCCATAAGGGGTGGCTGTTGTTGCCATGATTGTTTCTCCTATTTATTATCCTTTCCGAAAGAACGACCATTTTCTTTACCTTCAGCAAATTTAGGCATACGCGGATCGTTTTGATTCATGTATGCAGCATCTACTGCTTCGGTCTGAGCACGTGTTTTTTCGTTAACATGTGCCGCTCTTTGGTCCATCATTTCTTGAGGGGCTTTACAAAGTAATAGACCTCCAATTTCTATGCCTTCTTTAAATTGGCTATTGGGGTCTGCCTGTATTATGACTTCTGGGTGTTCCGAATGCTTCACCGGTTCCCAGCCTTCACGCATTTTTGCAGAAACGTTCATGTTATCAGGTTCATTAAGTAAAGAAACTCTGACCCAACGATATGCCCATCCGGGTTGTTTTGTAAACTCCGGAAGAAGCGAGGCAGGTTGCCACTTTTTCGCTACGTCTTCTCGTACTTCTGTTTCTCTTGATTCTCTTTTTACCTTATCCATTTGCGTTCTCCAATTTCATAATTTCTCGTGCATATTGCTCAGGTGTTAACTTTAGTTTTTTCGCTAAAGCGACTTGCGTCTTAGTCAATCTAACTTTTTTAGGGCTAGTTGATCTGGTTGCAGGAGCAACAACATTTGAAGGTTTGCGTTGGGCGGGTTTCTCCGGTTCCAACGAATTATCCCCAAAATTTTCAGGGAATCGTTTTTGCATCGTTTCATCTATACGACGATAGTATTCGTCAGAAGAAGGACTAATCCCGTCTCTAACTAATTGTTCGTGCACACCTAGGGCTAGACTTGTCATTTGCTCATCTTTTCCAAACCAATTGTTTTTGCTTTGCCAATCTGTTGCTTTAACATCTGGCTTTGCAATTGGAGGTTGCACTTGTTGATTAGACTCTACTCTAGTTTCTGCTTCTTGTCCAGAAAAATTATATTGTGGCCGCATATTTTGTGCGGACGAAAGCTTATACTGAGCTTCGTTCATTTTGGTTTGAGCCTCAACAATTCTATTAGTGTCGCCTGAATCGTAAGCTTCGCGATAATCTCGCTGGGCTACAGATAAATCAGACTGAAATTTACCTTGAAGCGTTTTAATATAATCTTCTTCACCAGAGCTCAATGTAGTCTTTAATTGTTGGTTTTGTTGAATATATTGTTCAGCAAGTTTTACAGCTTCGTGTCTTTCTCGATCAGCTTTTTCTTTTTCACGTCTTTCATCATGGTGCATCTTTTTAAGTTGCGCCATACGTTGTTTAACGCGTTCAGAATAATCTTCTAAAGTGTCATTTTCAACTTCTTTAACAATTTCTTCAGGCAGTGGTTCTTTGCCTCTGTCTTCAAGAGGAGTGTCGTCTTCTATTTCTAAATCTAACTCATCTTGTTTAGGTTCTTGTTCTACTCTTTCAACATCTGCTGTAGACTTTTTAACTTTTCCTTCTTTTTTATCTTTGTTTAAATCTACCTCTAATTCTTCGCCTTCCATTTCTAGTTCTTCAGGCACTTCATTAATTATTTCTGCCATCTTTGCTCTCCTATGCGCGCTCGTAGCCACGTGGATCATCCACTACAGCTTCAACCGTGTCGTCGTTAATAATGCGGAATTCTTTTCCGTGAATTTTAATTCTAGTGCCTGCATAAGCACGAGTAATAACGAAGTCTCCTTCTTTACACCATGCTCCTGTTGGAAACCTAGCATCATCTTGATAAGCTAAATCTCCTAGCTGCATAACAAATAAGACTACTGTTGCATGCTCTTGCATTTGTTTTACAGAATCTGATTTAATAATTCCACCTTCATAAGTATCTTCTGCTTCAGGCACCATACATAATATGCGGTATCCTTTAACATCAGGTAACTGTGAAGTTAGTTTAGCTAATGCTTCATCTTCGCTAACTTTTTTACCGTCAGTGGTTTTAGTATTTTTAGTTTTAATAGGTGCTCCAGAGCTGGAGACTATTGTTTGGTCTGGGGTGGCTATAGTCATTTTTTACCCCCTATCTTTACAACACTATCCGTAGGACTACTTTCAAAGTCTTCGTTGTCTTTAGTTAGGTTTGCTATCATATCAGCAATAAACATTTGAACATGGTCAAATCCTCTAACTTGTCCACATGCATGCTGATAACCTGCGAGGTCAGCGGTGCCTCTAGCCATATCTTCTGTTACTTCGTTGCGTCTCTCTTTTATCTGGCCCGATAAATATAAGAGCGTTTCTTTCTCTGTCATGTTAATCCTTTTTATTAGTTAGTTTTGTCCTCATCTTTAGTTACATCTATCTCGGTTTCGTCTTTTAACTTCTGCATATGTGCAGCGGTCTCATCACGCATCCTAGATTCTTTTGAACGCAGTGCAAAGTCTTGTTTTTTCTGCGTTGCTTGCATTCCTAATTTTGTTCCTTCCATTAAATCTTTAGCATTTCTTTCTGCTTGTTGTTGGCTAACTTCCGAACCTATTTTAGCTCCAGCTATTCTTTCTTGTGAATCAATTTTCATTTTATCTATTTCAATTTTAGCTTTTTCTAGTTCTACATCAGCTACCATTTTTTGAGCTTTAGCTTGAGCTTCTTGTTGTTTAATTGCAAGCTCTTGTTGTTGCATTTGAACAATCGGATCTTGTTGTTGTTGCTGTGCTTGTTTTTGTTGGACTTCAGCACTGTTTTGTTGTAGTAGTTTTTCTGCAGCCTCTGCTGTTAGTCTAGCTATATCATTTTCAACATCTACTGGAAGTGGATCATCTACCGGTGGTAGCGGTACACCTAATTGTTTTTCAATTTCTAATCTATATTGGAAAGCCACGTGTTCAGCTATATGTGCTTCCATAGCAGCTTGTATTAAAGGAGCTTTTGTACTTTGACCTACTAACTGTCTAATCTTGGGGTCATTAGCAAAAGCCATATGCACTTCAATATGTGCTTGGTGGTCTTGGTCAAGAAATGCTTTAACAGGTTTACTATTAAGGATATTCATGTTCTCAGATACAGGATCTATTTGTTTTACATCATCCTCATCTGGTATAAGTTTATCTATATTTTTAACACCTAATACAGTTAGCATTTGTTTGTTTAGTTCTGGTAAGTCATATATAGTTGGATTTTGTTGAGCCATCTGCATAACTGCTTGATACTGAACAACCTTCTGTGCCATTGTTGCAGCATTAGGATCAGCAACAGGAATAAGACTAACTTTATCGTAGTCAGCTTGTTTAGCACCTGGTGTTCCTGTTGAGGGGTCATACTGATAATCAGGGTCTGTGTAATCTCTTATTAATGTTTTAAGTAGTCCAAACTCTTTTTTCATTGAGTAATAAATACGTGCATTAAC